CTACAGGAGATCTTAATGTCCTTTGCTCCAGTAGCCCTTGCAATTGCCTCTGCCGTTGTTAGCGGAGCCGGTGCGTTTTCAGACGCCAAGTATAAACAAGCGGTGGCTAAGAATAACGCAGAGATTGCGGCGGCTAATGCTAAGAGAGCCGCAGATAGAATGCAGCTTGAACAGATTAGATCTGATCGAGAAGCGGCTGCTGATGTAGCTTCGGCTGAGGTTGCACAGGCCGCAAGTGGAATTAGCTTGCTTAGCCCTTCGGCACTGGCTACTAGAAATAGACTCTATCAAACTGGTAGAGATCAGGCTAAGGATATTATTGACGCAGGCACACAGGAGTCGCGGAACTTTATGCAAGACTCTGCTAACTTTACAGCCGAGGCCCGGCAAGCTAATACACAGGCCAAGTAGAGTTACTGGAAGGGGCTGATCTTGGACAAAGTACGTTTGTCCATTCTCATCCCAATTAGTCGACAGAAGCTGATATTTAACCCCGTCAATCAACTTAATCGCCTGTCCATAATCTTCTGTAGAGCGCTCACGAAGTTCGTAAAGATCGCGCTCTTCTAGAGTTCGTCCAATCTTCAGCCCCCGCGAACGATCAAGCCGCACTGCTACTCCAACAATTCGTTTCCGCCTTGCCTCAATAGCCGCATTAGCCACAATCATTGGAAGCGTTTTTCCAATACAGGTAAAGGGCAAGCCAATAACAACACGAGTCACCGCGTTGGGTAAAACAACTTGCCCGTCTTCGATAACCTGTTGTGGAAACACGTTACCATCACCGAGAATTGACACAGTCTCTCCCTCAAGATGATCCAGTCCGCCGAACACAGTTTGCGGCTCATCCATAGTCCAGGTACCGGTTGGAGATGGTAGGATAACGTTGTCAGTTTCCGGAAGAAATTCAGTCACAGACTGTAAAACTTGAGCAACAGCGGAAGTGTTAGTCTCGGAAAGTATCTTAAACTTTCCTCCCTTTGCGCGAACAATCCAACCCACCTTTCCATCAAACGGATCAAATCCACCTGCGGTTAATATAACTTGCCCGCCTACTTCCTCAGAAATATAAAGCCCTGTAGAAATTGGGTAATTCGGCGTAAGACTAAGACCGGAGTCCACACACCACGCATCCTCAATAACCGTAAATTCCCGCAGTGCCATCCGTTCGATCAACTTAGTCAATCGTCCCTGCACATACCGCTGAACTACAAAGTAAACGCGGTCATTAACCCCCTCACGAATGTTAATTACGTCTTTAAACAGTCCGCGAGTTTGGCCTTGGGTCCAGGCAAAAACCTCTTGTTCCTTAACCGAGGTAAAGGCTACAAGATACCCATCTTCCCGTACTCCCCACACAACCTTATACGGGCTTTCTTGATAAGCCCAACTCACAACAGTTTTACCAGGGCCGAAAAGGTGATTGGAAAGAATTGATTGATCTTGCCCGCTGTAAACTTTAGAGATCTCGTTATAGGCAAGCATCCGAACAGCATATCCACGGCCCTCGGAAAACAGAATATCTGAGCCGATTGGTATAGGATTAAGAGCACTGACCCCGTTGTAAGTTTGTGGATCGGCCAACACATTAGAGGGGGTAATAGGCTGACCACTACTTCCCCCATTAAACAGCCAAACACTTTCCTGAGTCATCAAAAGTATGCCGCCCCGTGACAGCACAACATGCTGAATTGGCGCGACAGAAGGACTATCAATGTCAAACTCATATGCCTCGTTATCTAGTGCAAGTTCCGAAGAACTGAAATCAGAAAAAAGCCGGGGCCGGCTACCCCACACCGTCAGCGGTTTTAGGATTGACGCAAAATAGTGTTGCCGTTGCTGATATACACAGGATAAAGCCGGGTAGTTATCAGTAAACGGATTATAATCAATTGGAGGTTTTTTACCATAATCAGGAATTATGTTAGGATCAACGAATTGATTACTGGTACTTTTTCCGGCATAGCCTAATTCTGCTCCACCATCCAACGGCAAGGTTGAACTGACGATAGAGCGATAAACGTTATAACTTACAGCACCGGCTACAGGGGTCCACTCGATAGCAACACTACCAGCCTCAACTGTATAATTATTGGTATTGGAGATTACATAAAGGGCACTTCGCTCGCTTTCTGATCCATCTTCTGCTACAGCGGTTACTGCAAATAAAAGATTGGCGGTTCCGGCAACTTGAACAGTATGTGAGTCGATTGTGGGAGCGGCTAAAGAAACCCCAGGAATCTCTTCAACCAAATCCCAATCCGCGTGATCAGTGCGGGTTAGATTAAAAATCGGATAAAGGTTTGACGTTAACCTAAGCCTGTTACGATACTGTGCCGCATTAAGTGTTACGAGATCTTCCGCAGCATAATCAGTCGCTAGTTCATAAATTGCGCGAATGGTTCCCCCACTCGTATAGGTTGTAAAGGCCGTAGTGTTAACCGGGGTTAGATCTGGTATTGATTTAAGCTTAAACGTGTCAGTTGTTTTATCATAGATTTCATAAGTTTTACCGTTAAGCTCAATCATCCCAATAACGCCGGCAATCTTCACCCAGCGCCCATTCTCATAACCATGCCCAACGACCGTAATAACGCCCGGGTTAGCCTTAGTCGCCGCTGTTATAGCTTTCGCATCTTCCAGAACATATGCACCATCCTGGATAAATCTGACATACTCATCACCGAAGAGAAGCACGTAGGTATTGGCAAGATCAGGGGAAAATTCAAAACTGAAGAATTTAGTGGCCTGATCATCGTGTTTTATAAAGTCACAAAATTCTGTTCCAGGCCGGGACGATAATCCACCACGATAATCGACAAAGAAATTCTGTGCCAGCGCCATACCCAAGTCATACTTGGTTAGGTCGGAGCGGCCATAAAGTGCGGGAGATATTTCCCCTGCGATGAAGGCGAATTTGACTACGTCGGTGCTCATTAGCTCATCACACTCAGTTCAGAACCAAAGGGGTAAAGGAATTTTGTTCTGGTAAAGCCGCCGTCATACCCGCGAGCCGCAATCCAATCAGGAATGCTCTCAAGCTGGGACATGTTGGTGTTAGCCGCGCCTTCCCTCGCCGACGCAATAATTGCATTAGCCTGTCCAATTAATTTATCAGATCTGCTCGGCTTTCCAGTCAAAGACATACAAATATTTGCAGCAAGTCCGTAAACAATTGTCATTTGAAGCTCAGAGTCCCATAAAGCTATATTAACCTGACGGGATGTGTAGGTTAGAATAGGGGCTGGATCATTTGAAGAAATAGCTACAAGGTTACCAGGGTAAGAGGTTAGAATGAAAGGGGCAAAGGTTGATAGAAAACGTGGACGAAGCATATCGGAAGGAACTGAATGAATATATAGGTAGCCTGGGGCGGGATCAGTAGATATCCATTCCTCCCCTTCTCGTTCTACAAGCAGCGCAAGCCGCTTGAATGCTGTGGCCGAGGGCCAAAAGGCGGAGGCCAAAACCTGATCCCGGACAATCGGGTACCAAAGTCGACAGACCTCCGCCTCTCTAGATTTTTCAGTTGTAAGGGAAACGTTGTTCCGCGCCCCAGCTGCGTTAAGGGCGAGGTTATAAATGCTTACTTCGTCAGTAATCACTGTGCGTCTCCAGTTGGGGTATGGGTGCTTCCATTAAGAAAACACCCATACCTAACTCACTTCTTCTCTTCAGCCTTAGCCGCAGCTTCCTTCTTCTCATGAAGCACCTTGTCGTTATGACTCAGTGCCTCCTTCGCCTTTACCGGATCATCCAGTTGAGTTTCGAGAAGATCTTCTTCGGCCTTCGTGTTCTTGTCCAGGATCTCCATATCCTTCGGATACTTCTGCCCTTCCGGCAGTTTATCAGGAACTACATTCGGATTGTGGGCAGCCCTGAACCGCTTGCCGCCGGGAGCGAACCAGTCGCGCTTGAGATTAACTAGCATCAGTTAACTCCCTGTGCATAAGGCTTCCAGCCAATAGGATCAAGCGTAAGAAACGCATTGATCTTACCAGCTGTAACCGTGGTGGTGCCAATCGTGCAAAGGATGCCAAGGAAGGCCTCGTAAACAGGGCCCTCCATAGGCAGCGCTACACAGGCAAGCACTGAACCTGCATTAAGCAAAGCGCTGTTTGCAGCAGCGTCATCAGTGACAAGAACCGGACTGGCCCAATGCACTGTTGACGAGCCGTCGGTAGCGAGCGCTGCCGTCGCGTCGGATACGAAAAAGAACTGGATAGTTCCAGCCGAACCGGCCGTGATGATCTCAGTGTCAACCGTGATCACCAGATAAATCGGCTGACCCATTCCAATATCCCGATGCACTGTACCGAGGGGGATCTGGTCGCCGATAACCGCCGTACCCGTACCAGCTGCAACACTGACCGCGTCGGCGAACTCAAGTCGTTCATCCATAATCATGTCAATTTCTCCTTAAACCACACGAGCTTCATCGACGGCCAGGGCGTCAGTCCTACGAACCGGAACACCGTGGAAGTCGTACATCATCGTACCTCCGACGTCCTTCACTCCAAGATCTGAAGCCTTGCGAGCCGTAGACGTCTGCTGTCGCAGCTTGGTGATCAGAGCACGGGGGAGGTAAAACACCGCACGACCGCTTTCCAAACTGTGAACCTGTTCCATCGCCTGAAACATCAGTTCGGAAAGATCAACATCACTTGCACCCGGCTCTTTGACCAGCGAGGCCTGATCGATGTTGGCGATACGTACTACCTGACGCCAGTCGCGCAGGGTAAGTCCTGCATCCTGACGATAGTGAGTGCGATAGGCCTCCATACGACCGCCAGCGCCATCGGCATTTTCGATCGTAACCTGACCCTTGTCTTCCATCTGAAGTCCGGCCTTTGATCCCTTTGGCACAATGCCATGGACCGAGTTCGGACCCCAAACGACAAGCCAGATTGACCGAAGGTTGCCGGTCGAGTCACCTGCGTCGATGATGTTCGCGCCGTTAAGAGCGGACTTCAGATTGTAACGCGGGGCCAGGCCGGTAAAGGCTTCCGGCTCCGTGCCCTCATTTCCGTAGAAAATCGTCTGTGCGATTTCCTGCGAGATGCCTTCGATGTGCGGGGCCTCTTCCGAAAGCCTCCACGCAGCAGTATTGCCGTTAAGATCAGCGAGGGCCTTATCGACCTCCGCGTATGCCTCCAGCATACCAGTGTTGTCTGTGATCTGCACGGTCTTCGACTTGGTCGGCTGAACACCGCCGTACATCTTGCGCCAGGTCGGAGCCGGAAGACCCGAACGAACTGTCGTACGATGGCCGGTGGTAAGGTTACCCTCAAGCCAAACCATATCCGTAAGGATGGGATTGGTCTGGTTCAGGATTTCGACAATGTCGGCAATATTGCCATCAGGGTCGGTTCGACGTGCCAAATCCAGCAGCGTCGGATGGGTATCAAGAAGCGCACTCATTTATTTA